GCTCTACTAGATACCATCCGTGATCAAATTGGTATGGAACAAGCAGATGCATTCAAGGCAGCAGTTGAGCCATTGCTAGCCAATATGTCTCAACAGTTAAGCTCAGCAAGAAGCACAGCAGATACCGCAGCTAGAGCATTAGCTGGTGAACAAGTGGCACAACCAATGGGTATGGGTGTTGCACCAGGAATGGCTCCAGATGTAATGCCAGCACCTGACATGGGCAGCGATATGGATACTGATGAATTTGCAGCAACTGATGCAGCAGCTGGTCCTAACGTAATTGGCAGAGAAAAACGTTAATGCGTATTCGTGAAATTATTACCGAGGACACAATTGATGAAATCCTCGAGGACGAAGCAGCAGATCCTGCAATTCTTGATTTAATGAATATTCTTGAAACTATGAGAAACCGCGCTCACGACAGTCATGCTGTACCACGAGTGCGGGCCGATTCATTGATCAATTTAGTACAAATGCAGCATCCACAATTCACCTTAGATACACTAGATCAGGCTATGTCTAACAATGAAGCCTTAAAATCTTTAATTAAAGATATCAAAGATGATGCCACTGGTGTAAAATATGTGTATCTTACTCCATTTGCCGACGACGAAGAAGAGGCAGCAATCGGTGATCCAAACGCACCAAGAACTCCACCAGAGCGCACGGTAGACTCAATGGCCAAATCAGCTCTTGCAAAACGTAGTTAAATAATTTATACTATACTATTAGGAGATAGCAATGGCTTACTCAGGTCAAGTCTTGGATCACTATGAGAATCCAAGAAATGTTGGCAAACTAGACAAAAATGATCCCAATGTAGGAACCGGTTTAGTTGGTGCACCAGCTTGCGGAGATGTATTACAGCTTCAAATCAAAGTAGAAGATAATGTTATTACTGATGCCAAGTTCAAGACCTATGGTTGCGGCTCGGCAATTGCAAGTTCGTCGCTTGTTTCAGAATGGGTCAAGGGCAAGACTCTTGAAGAAGCCGGGGAGATTAAAAATACGCAAATTGCAGAAGAGCTTGCTCTCCCTCCTGTAAAAATACACTGTTCTATATTAGCCGAAGACGCAATCAAAGCAGCACTAACTGATTATAAAAATAAACAAAATGCTTAAAGTTTTATTTTATCATGCAAATGATACAATCCGTAATGACGCCGATAAAATAATATTTTTAGGTGTTGCAGCTTTATATTTAAAAACATGGATAGATCAAAATCGACCCAATATTGGAGAACAAATTCAATGGAGTGTACCAATTCAAAAAAAATTGTCAGATGAAGAATTAGTGCTTTTATTAAATAGAGAAAAACCTGATCTATTTTGTAGCAGCCACTATATTTGGAATGATAGCTTTATTTGTGGTCAACTTAATAGAATTAAAAACTTGGTACCCGAGGATATTTGTTTTGTTGCCGGGGGGCCAAGTATTAATGTAAATATTGATCTAGATTTTTTCAATAAAAATCCGTTCGCTGATTATGCAATATATGGTGCAGGAGAGGTTGCTTTTGCAGATATAGCCGAAAGTGTTTTGAGTCGTAAAAAGTTAATTGCTTTTAATACATCAAATGTTGCGTGGCATAACAAACAACAACAAAAAACTGTTGTTGCTGATTTTAAGTATGTTCCGCAATTGTCAATTAGTCCTTATACAAGCAATATTGATTTATTTACAAAAATGGTACAAAGTGAAAGCAATAGAGGGGTTAGTGTAGTTATTCCCTATGATTTAACTAGAGGATGCCCTTATAGTTGCACGTTCTGCGACTGGAATAGTGGATTAACAAATAAAACCACTAGACGTAAAAATAGCTACAAGGAAGAAATTGACCTATTTCAAAAATTAGAGATTAAAAATATATATCTAGCAGACGCCAATGTTGGGCAATATCAAGAAGATATTGACATGATAGAATATATGGGCAACAAGAATATTTTTGAAAATGCTGGTTTTAAAATTGACGGAAATTTTAGTAAATTAAGAAAAGAAAATAATTTAAAAATATATCATTTATTAGCTAAAGCAAATTTAATTACAGATTATGCAGGATTCACAATATCAGTGCAAGATATCAATAAAACCATTTTAGAAAATATTGATAGACCGGATGTAGGGTGGGATGTCCATCTTTCAATGATCAAGGAACTTAAACAAGCATATCCTCATATTAGCTCAAAAATTCAGTTAATACAGGGTTTACCTGGACAAACAGTTAATTCGTGGAGGAAAACACTTAGTGAAATTAGCAAGCACGATTTGCAATTACAAATTTTTATAAGCGAGCTATTGCCAGCGAGCCCGGCAGCAAGAGATAAAAGCTATCAAGAAAAGTTTAAATTTGTATATAGTTCAAGCGAACGATTTAACGGAGAACACTATTTTAATGCAACGTTTCCTGCATCGTGTGTAAGCTTTAATCAAAAAGATTTTGTAAAAATGACTATTTTATCTCACATCTATTCTGCATTGACTCAATTTAGAACTCAGTCAATTGCAGTTTTTAACTTAGAAAAAGTCGTTGATGATTTTCTAAAGTCGCCGATGTATAAAGCAGTTGAAGAAAATTTGTATTCTAATTGGATTAATTATAATAAGTTTTACTACACAATAGGTTTAGATGGAAATAAACTAGATGGTAAAGGTTGTCTTACTGCATGTTATATATTTAATACTGGCACGGCATGGATATACAATCATAAACTTTTATATCTAATTGCTAAAAATCTTGAACCAGGTGTATTAACTCCTGGCGAGTTTATAAAGAACAGTATTAAAAAAGAAGGCAAATCTGTAAATGTAAAATTCAAAAGTCTTACAGGATACGAATGATGATTGTTTTAACTGAATTAGCAGCTAAAAAAGTTCAACAACACCTAACAAAGCGCGGCAAGGGCTGCGGCATAATGATTGGAGTTCGCACAACAGGCTGTTCGGGATTAGCTTATAAACTAGAATACGTCGATGCTCCGCCGATCACCAGAGACTGGATGACATACGACAGTAATGGCGTTAAGATTTATGTTAATGGAAAAGATCTACCATATGTAAATGGATTGACAATGGACTACAAGCGGCAAGGACTCAATGAAGGATTTGAGTTCGTCAACCCAAATGAACGCGACCGCTGCGGTTGCGGCGAAAGTTTTCGAGTTTAAATGATAGCGGTTTATACAGACAGTAAATTTTTTGATGATTACTGGTTAAATAAACTATCTTTTCCCTCGGAATATATTTTGTGTCATAGCAGGCATGAGTATAGTGCTGCACAAGCAAATAAAAAAATAGCTTTTACTACAGAACAGTTTGCACTAGATTACGACATTGGTGATCCACCACGGCCACCTTGGCCATACTTGCCAAGACCAGACTTCCCTGATAAAATAAATGAATTAAGTTTGATCAGTGATTTAGTGTTTACGTTCGGCGGCGAATTGCATAGCCATCAATGGGCAACCTGGGATAAATGTCATCATGATAATGTCTATTGGGTTATACCTGGGACCGTAACACAACCATCGGTACTTAAAAACAATATTATTATATGGCATGATTGGTTACAGATTATAGCAAATTTATACAAAGATCATTGGCCCGACAAGTTAGCAGAAATTTCATATAACTTACCTAAACCTAAATATTTTGATGCTTTATTAGGGCAGAAAAGAATCAACAGAGATGCAGTGTATGAGGGTGTTATTAATAATAACCTCCAAGACAAATTTATAATGACATATTTAGGTGATGGCCCAATTACTGATAAAAGTGATTTTATATGGGAGAAAGACTGTTTCCCGGCTGAATCAAAAATGCATGGCACAGTTAGTCGTTGTACATATAATGGTATAGAAATATTTTTAAGCAGAGTAATACCAATTGACGTTTTTAATCAAACAGCTTATAGTATAGTAGCTGAAACTAATATAGATAATACAATAAGTTTTTATACAGAAAAAATTGCCAAGCCTATAATTGCCCGCAGACTGTTTGTGGTATTTACTGGTTATAAATTTTTAGAAAATTTGCGTAGTGCAGGATTTAAAACTTTTGATGGCATAATTGATGAAAGTTATGATCAGATATTAGATGATGTTGCTAGATATAGTGCAGCTATGGAACAAGTAAAATTCTTATGCAATGCAGATCAAGTTAAAATATACAATAAAACAAAAGATATTCTTGAACATAACTACAATCTACTAACAGCAACTGACTGGAATAAAGTAGTAATAGATCAGATCCAACAAAAAATAAATTCATTATGATAGAAATTTCTGATGACAAAATTACTATAAGACCAGGTGCTTTTATTACTAAAAATTATCAAACAATACAGCTACCACAATTGGAAGATGCTATTATACAAAATTATAGAGGGCAAGATTTAATTTTTGATGACTTCGATGGCACTAATATCAAGCTTCCTAACTTTATTAGTTGCGTGGATAATATTCGAACAGCACTAGACATTCCTATAGAGAAAATTTTATTCAAAACACAAATAAAACCGCCAGAACCGTATCATTGGATACCGCAACGGGACTATTATTTAATTCCAGACTTTGATCTTAATCAGTTTAATAAAGATTTATCAAATGCTAAATTTGTAGGGTGCCTTGGCGGCAGTCGTGCTAGTATGATGCGGGCCAGGATGTTGTATGAAATATTTGCCACATTTGGAGAAGACACTTTCTTAACTTGTGCTAAAGATTCATATATTAATGCACTAAATTTCTGCAAATTCTTTAACGGGGAGTTTGTTTTTAATAAAGAAATTGATTGGATACAAAATAAACAGTTCAACAATGATATGCATGAGCATGGTCTTGACATGAATGTTGCGGCACAAGAATATCCAAAAATTTGGAATAAATTTAAAATTGAAGTAGTAATGGAAACTGATGAGTATCTCAGAGAAAGAATTACAGATAAACTAGCCAAAGTATTGTCAACTGGCAAACCCTTTGTGCTCTTAAGTGGCAAAGATTCTTTACAACATTTACAAGACTTAGGATTTAAAACTTTTTCTGATTGTTTGGACGAATCATATGATCAGTATTTGTTGCCATCATTGAGGATACGTGCTATAATAGATAGTCTAAATAAATTATATAATCGCCCGGACAGAGAAAGAATTATAGAAAATATGTATAATATTGCTCAGGAAAATATTAAAGTATATAACAAGATTTGCATAACAGATCCAACATCCAAAATGAAATATCTATTAAAATGATTATACCAAAATTTGATTATACTCCACTAGCCAGAGAAAGCGTAGAGGGCAAGCGCCATTATGCCCTGCCTGATGGCAGCAGAGTTCCTAGCGTCACTACAATTCTAGACAAAACAAAACCCGCAGAAGCCAAGCAAAAACTTCAAGAGTGGCGCAATAGAGTTGGCGCGGAGCGGGCACAACAAATTACCACAGAAGCTGCCAACCGCGGAACACGTATGCACACCTATCTTGAGCGGTACGTTAAAAACGATGATATTGGTGCGTTCCCTACAAATCCGTTTGCACAGCCCAGCTGGTTTATGGCAGCACAAGTTATTTTAGAAGGATTAGGAAATGTTGATGAATATTGGGGTTGCGAGGTGCCTTTATACTACTCTGGGCTTTATGCTGGTACTACTGACTGTGTCGGGGTATGGAAAGGACAGCCTGCAATCATGGATTTTAAGCAAACGAATAAGCCTAAGAAACGCGAATGGATCGACGATTATTTTCTACAGCTCGCAGCATATGCGGCAGCTCACAATGACACACACGGAACAGATATTAGAACAGGTGTCATTCTTATGTGTACTAAACCAGCTGATGACGATTCAACCCCACAGTACCAGGAATTTGTGCTAGAACCCCAGGATTTTCAGTACTGGAGCGATCAGTGGATGCGTAGAGTTGAGCTCTACTATCTAACAAGCTAAATACACAATAATTGAGGATTTAGCATGGCCGTTACACAGATAAGCAGAATTCAACATCGTAGGGGGTTAGAGCAAGATCTCCCGCAACTTGCTTCAGCTGAATTTGGCTGGAGTTTA